TATGTCATATCTCTCACCTCTATTTTCTTGTAAATAGAATACTGGAGAAGTTGTGGTGACATTACCTGAATCTGTTGCTAATGTAAAAGTTTCAATAGCAGTATTTGTCGATGATGCTTGTACCGTCAAGGTAAGTGTTGAAGTGTCTACTCCAGCATCTGGCACTGAAAATATTTGTTTTGGATTCGTTTGTTGATCGTAAGTATAATTGTATGTTACCAACTGACCTTCATGTATAGGCAATTCTAAGAATGAAAAATTTGTATTTGATTTTGTTACTAACGTTTCTTCGAGAGTTACGAAGTTATAACTAATACCATCAATCTCATCAGACAAGAAAGAAAACCCTTTGGGTATAGTTAATGTTGCTGGTGTTGTAGTATTTGTTACCACAGTAAAATTCAACGTTGCTCGTGGAGCCTTGCGTGAGTATGGTACATAACCTAAAACTTTAGCATGAGAAATAACCGAATCACGAAGCAGTGCTGTATCTAAAAACGATTCATTGGCAACCATGTTTAGGTAATAAGAGTTGTAATGAGTATTATAAGCAAGAATATCCAGCAGAATATTCAGGCCAGAACCTTCGAAATCGTAATCCGTAAATTCGGATTGTGCTTGTAAAAATGTTTTTAGATTCTGCTTGATCTGATCAAAATCAAGTTCAGTTACTCTTAGACGGTCTGTCATTTTATCTTATACGCTCTAAAAAGAAGTTAATCGTTACTGGGTTTGGAGAGTTGACGATGAAAAACACCATTCTAACTTTATATCCATTCTCATCTGGTGCTGGTATTGCAGTGATAGATTCAATTGCTACTCTAGGTTCATAGTTGTTTATTGCCTCAGTCAATTTACGTTCAATCGAAGCACCGAAAACAGAATCAACTGGTTCAAATAGTAACCCTCTAATTCCCGCCCCAAAGTCTGGTTGAAATGGCTTCTCATAAAAATTGGTAGAAACTAAATTCTTTACGGCATTGATTATCGCCTTTTCATTGAAATGCATACTCACATCTTTTTTAATAGGATGCGGAGTAAAGTTCAGATCAAGGTCTTTGAATGACCTTTCTGCAATAATTTTTGGTTCGTTTGAAGTTATTGTTGTTGACATGTTTTATTTATTCATCCTCCAGCGAAAACATTACCAGAACCAGAAGTCAAAGTGTGACCAGAATATTGATCACCCTGTCTTCCAACACCTTTTCCATTAACAAATACCGTGCTTGAAAACGAAGTTAGAGGCACAGTGTGAGGTACACAAGAACTTCCGGCAGGAATCAGATGCACTTGACACAAATCTCCAGCACGTACTGCGCCAATGCTATTCACATTAACATCCGAAGAACCTTGATCGGTAACAGTTGTAGCATCACAACCATGTCCTGTAGATATCGAATCTGTTCCTGATTTACGGGCGACTGCTGGCATTATGGATTCAAATCTATCTTAGGTGCTTTGAGTGTCATGTTCCCACCTGATGTTATCTTACATGTACCACCAATATCTGCTTGATAGTTACCACCAACAGTCATTTGCACATTACCATCAACAAAGATGGTAACATCGCCTTTAACATAAACCTGTTCGCTACCGACAACAACTTCAAACTTATTTCTTTGTATTCTTTCTGAACGATCACCCAATGGACCATACTCAACATAAGAACCTGACCTATGATATAGATGTATTCGTTCTGCGCCTTTGGTATCATCAAACTCTAATGCATGTCCAGATTCAGATTCATACACATTATTGTAAGGATAATTGGCAGCATAGTATGAATCTGGTTCAACTTTGCTTGCCTTCTTTGCTTTCTTTGCTACATTGATTGCTGATGGATAATCAGAATCGTTTCTTGCTAAACGTGATGTTGTCGGCTCATCCAACTTTCGTGGATAATTTGTAGCAGACTCATCAGGCTTTACAGGTGCTACTGCAAGTTCAGCGGATGTTCTCGGATCACAAAAACCTTGCTGTGGATTTCCAGCAGACAACGGAATACCTGGGAGTGTACCTATGATAATTGGATCTTGTCCATTATAACCATCAGAAAAGAAACCCACTACCATATCAGACTGTCTTGGTGGATATGGATTAGCGTTATTTGTTGGTAGCATCACTTGCGCCCACGGTAGTGAATCTGTGGGCAGCAATGCTTTATTATCTGTATGCCAACCAACACAACGTACACGACACCGACCTAATTTCAATGGGTCATTGATTGCCTCAACAACACCAACGAACCAAGTGAATCCATTCTTACCAGCAAAGTCTTTATTATCTTCAGTATGATCCATAGATCTTTATTGCTTGATTTTGATCTGCCACACCTTGTGGTATAAATCCAAGTTCGTTAGATGTTGTTGCAACTTCCAAAATAGTTTCATGTTTCTCAAACCCAATAATATGACGGGTAGCAACAATTAAATACTTGCCACTCAACCCACGATCTTCATTATCATCATCACCAGTTTCTTTTATGGAGAAATCTGGCACTCTCATGTTCAGATTAAATCCTGATGACAATTGAAAATTACCAGGCATAACTAACTTGATTCTTTTATTCATCAGATTGGTCATAACTGCTTTACGTTGAAATACAAAATCTTCTTGGGTCTCAACTTTCGATATTGACGTTGGGTCGTACTTCTTTACATAGTTACTATATTTTCGATTAGCACCGAATGTACTTACAGTTTTTTTGGAGTTGTATGCTTCAGTTGCTAATTCACCACCACGATTAGTAGATTGTGCTAAGTTAGGAGTTTTATTACCATGCTTCATCGCATTGTAATGATCTTCAAATCCTATCTTTTTTGTTCCAATCGATCTAGTAATAGGATCAAATCCAATAAATGTACCTGCATTTACACCAGATCGTGTCTGTTCTATTTTGTCGGTCTGAGTAATTACTTCATAACTTCTTGGACTCAATAAATCGTTTACCGCAGTTGTATCATTCAAATTCTTTGCAGAAAATTTTATATTGAATAAACTATCTTGCGATAACAACGTAGATAAAGATGCATAGTTATATCCGAGATTGTTCTCAAAGAACACATAGTTCGGCGACTTCTTTTCATCTATTGATCTTTTGGCACACCACTCAATTGCCTCAAGAGGTTTTAGATTTGGTATAACAATGTCACGAATGCCTGAAGTATTCTCAAATAACCCATTCAGTTTAGTGCTTGGTGCTTTAAGATAGTTTATCAGTATCTTTTGAACGATATCAGTATAGGTTGTTTTATATGCTTGATTAATTCTTTGTTGATCTGAGAAAATAAATTCATCAGATACAAACTCAAGATTATATGTCTCACTATTTTGAGTCAAATTTTTACGTTCAGATTGTTTGTATATTCTAAATGCTTTCTTCAAACGCAATGCAGCAGAATCGGTATCTTTACCAATGTTAACCAGCAACACTTCCGAGCCATCAAAAAGAAGTTTACCAGAAAGACCCACAGAATCATTGATACTTATAACACCCGTCATAACAGAAGAAAGAATAGAATCAAAGATGTTTATCTCTTCGTATATTTTAGAAATATCTAATATACCTTTTTTCGTAACTATAGAAAGTTCATTTAGGGTAAATCTAGATGCTTGTTGTGGAATAGATAAAGACATTATTCACTCAACGTGATAACACGTTTAAACTCATTCATTAAACCAGACTCAGTAACATATTCTGGTCTCAGCAATCTTATTTTTCGTTTAGTGTCATTCGATTCAACTTCATAATCATAATAGGTCAAAGTTGATTTGGAAATTGTTTGCGTAACTTTGCTGCCATCATTCAAGGTATATGTTGCTGTTGTTACAGGTAAATTTGTATGAGTGTTAGCATCAATTTCAACTTTTTCAATAATTTTATTTTTAGTTGGTTTTGAACTCAACCGGGTAATAGTTTTATAATATACTTTTACATGTCCTGCATCTTGCGCCCATTGAATTCCTGTTTGAAATGGGGAATTTCTGGCACCATTATCGGTGTATTTGTCATTGATATATTTAATAAGTGTTCGCTGATCTAATGGCCAATCATACTGTGGGTCAATTATATTATTGAACAATAATACAATCCAATGTTTTTCTGATGAACCATAATACTTTGATGCAATCATTTCGGGAGTATCGCCATCTTGAATATCATATGGATAAAATATTGATGAATTCTGTTTTAGACTTTCTTCAAATCCAAATCGAGAAATAATATTCGTGACCGTATCATATGCAGACGAATCATTCGAATTTGTATATGGTGTAGTTGGGAAAAAATTAAAGTATTTTGCCATTTTATTTCTGTGTCATCTTAGCAAATTGTTTTTCAATTTTGTCAGAGTATCCAGCATTTCTAGGTTTAACGCCATCAGGTCCAAGTCTGAATGCTTGTTTAGTAACAATAACAGTTTCTTGAAAGTTTATAGTCATTTGTATTGCTGTTGGCATACCTGTGCGACCTAAAGCAGGAGTATCTTCACCTGGCATCTCATATGCCGACCAACCGTTCGGTGCATAATTGACTTGAATATTTTTCATTACACAACGACCAATCGTAGGTATATTTGGATTAGGTTTACCACCATAATAGAATTGAATATCAAACTGTGATGGGGGAATCAATAACAAGCCCGAACTACCTGCATCAATTTCTGGTGCTTGATGGAAACGAAATCGTTCAATAATATTTTGAACTTCTAGTGCTTCTCTTTCGTCACGTGGGTAAAACATAAATTCGTAAGAGAATTCACGAAAGTTTGGAGATTGATAAATCAGTTCTAACATAGGATTATTAACACCACCAAGTGCTAAAAATGAACCTACCGCTACAGAACCCGAACCAAGTTTTTGTACTAATGAAGTTTGTGCTAATGCTTGAGCAGCAGCGATAATAGCAGCATCACCTGTTTTTTTAACAACGCTTCCGTCTTTTGCACTTTCAAGAAGAGATTTACCAACAGTGGCTATTTTTCCACCTATTTCATTACCGAGTTGCAAATCACCATATCCTTGAGAACTATCAAAACTTATTGTGTCTGGCATGTATAGAACAATAGAATCAGTTGTTTCAAGTGTAGTATCTAAAAGAGATTTGTTTTCAATATCTTTGACACTACTTACATATTGATCTTTGCTAAAAGATTGCTGAGAAACAGATGCAGATGAAGTTCCAAATGATGTGGAAATTTCTTTACCAAATAATGTTTTACCTTTAGTGAAACTATTTACGGCAGCATCAATCTTACTATTAATTTGTGATGCAAAACTCGTACTTGGTTTAGAAGTGCCCTTATAATTTTTCATTACTTCTTTTTCAGGACTTCTTTGCACACCTTGAAACTGTGAATTTTTTTGCTGAAAAATATGAAAAATCATATAATGACCTTTATCATAATTTCCAACATCTAAAGGATATCTAAACGTGTTCGAGGTTCCACCTTTTTTACCAGTGAAAAGAGGTGCTAATGGTCCCGCTCTGTTTTCTTGCTGAGAAATTGTAATATCAGATAAACCGAAAAATGCCATGGTTGTCCTAAGTAGGTTGACTAGATAGTATTTATGTCATACTCTGGTAAATTT